GTGAATTCGTAGGTAACGTTGTTTATCAACTACCCTTACTTTTAGTAAAAATAGTTGGTACAACCTTATCGGTGTCGCCAAATGATATTCCATATGGTTTATCAAATGGCCCCCATTTGATATATGGGGCTCTATCAATGTTAATTTCATGATAGATGTTCCAAATGTTACCTCTAACTTTTCTGGTAATCTTTCTTCCTGACTTACCTAATTGTATTACCTTCCATTCGGTTGGTATTACATTAGGAGGTTCAGTATCGAAAGATTTAAGATCTTTAGTATAATTGTATAAAGCAGTTACAGTTGGCCTATAAGGAACTGTAGTGCTATCAATTATACCTAAATCTTTAAAAGTTAGCCCCTGAAGAATAGCGTTCAACGCGTTGAATATTTCTTCGCATTGAGTTAGCTTTAAAGCCTCAGACTTGACCTGGGTAGAAGATGTAACTACTACAATGGCCGTATCGTCATTGGAAACTTCGTCTTCTGGAGAAAGTAACTGAGACAACTCGTTTAATAGACGATTACATTTAGCAAATACAAGTCTACTAGTTATATTAGCTAGTGTTAATTCACTATCTATATAATTAGTATACTTAAATGTATTAGCTTTTGTATTATCTTCTATTAAATCCAGCGAGCATTCATAGGTAAGATTCGGAATCTTAGTAGAAAATATTTTACTAAAAGATTCCTCGATCTTTGGTATGATACTCTTTATTGAGTGTATGTAAAATGACCCTTTAAGACTTAAAATATTATCTTCATTTATTAATGATAATATTGGGTCAGCATAAATAAAATTTAAATACTGATCCTTTAAAGACTTTCTGAGTAATTTCATACCTGGCCATTTTGGGAACATTAGAGACTGTATATAAAAAGTTCTTAATAACATTTCTTTGTTGGGAAATGTTGAACCTTCTATTATAGTCCTAACGGGTAGGGTTGTAACATTTCTTTCTTCTAAATGTTTAGCTAGTGAGGGAAGATCTAATATATTTTTCTTCACCGCACGGCAAATATTAGCTGAAATACGTGATACATCTTGATTAAAATTAATATTTCTAGAAACGTATTCACCAACTAAATTTTCAGTGGTGGCGCTTTTAGTTTTATTAATATTAATCTCTAACCCAAGTTTATTTACATATACATTATATATATGGGATTCGGGATCATAACACCATAGGTCATCTCCAACCTTTTCAAACAATTGTTTGTCAGGAT